TGTACACACTATTATGGACAAAGAACGATTGAAACTCATCGTCCGTAACTTGGAACTCTTGGTCGATGGATTGAAAGCAGAAGTGTATTCTGATACACAGAGCTATCTAAACTACGAAGAAGTAAAAACTGGATTGCATGATTACGATGAAATTTTTGATGACGATGATGGATACCCAGATTAATGCCAAGTAAAACAAAAGAACTTATTAAATTGCTTGAAAGGTTGATCAAGCAAGATCACTTATATGACAGTGATAAAATTGTAGAGATGAAGAAAGAACTTTATTCTCTCAAGCAGCAAATTGCTGAGTATGAAAAACAAAATTCAAAAGGATTTGGTAAATGAATGTAAAACTGATAAGTGTAACTCCTGATGCAGAAAAGACAATGGCATATGTTGCCCGTGTCTCAAACCCCAATAATCAGGAAAACCCAAACTATGCTAAGTTGTTGGGATATTGCATCAAGCATAACCACTGGTCTGTCTTTGAACAGGGTTTTATGACCCTAGAGATTGAGACCACAAGGGGTCTAGCAGCTCAAATACTGCGCCATCGCTCATTTACATATCAGGAATTCTCGCAACGTTATGCTGATTCTTCCCTACTCTCGGAGACGATCCCTCTACCTGAACTACGCAGGCAAGACACCAAGAATCGTCAGAATTCTATTGATGATGTTGATGCGTTTACCCGTCAAGAATTTGAAATTAAGATGAGAAAGCATTTTGACGAGGCAATGGTACTTTATCAATCAATGCTTGATATGGGAATTGCAAAGGAATGTGCTCGCTTTGTGCTTCCTCTAGCAACACCAACCAGACTCTACATGTCAGGATCATGTCGCTCATGGATTCATTATATTACTCTGAGGTCTGCTAACGGCACTCAGAAAGAGCACATGGAGATTGCAGAGGAATGTAAGAAAATCTTTGCAGAGCAGTTTCCTACAGTTGCAGAAGCACTGGAATGGGTCTAAATAAAATATCTTGAATTTATAACTATGGCAACATATCCTGTAAAACACAAAGAAACTGGTGAAACAAAAGATGTCATCATGAGCGTTCATGACTGGGATCAGTGGAAAGAGGACAATCCCGATTGGGAAAGATACTACACACCAGAAAACACCCCAGGAGTGGGAGAAGTGGGTGAGTGGAGAGATAAGCTTGTAGCTAAAAATCCTGGTTGGAACGACGTTCTGGCAAAAGCATCACAAGCACCTGGTTCTAGAGTAAAGAAAATTTAGTATGGCAAGAAGAAAAAGAGCATCTGCAGAGCAACCTATCGGGGTTGGACTCACAGCAAAGCAGATGAAGAGGAAGAAACCGCTCAGTCAAGAGTATCTGATTGAAATTGATCCATTAACAGACAATCAAAAACGTCTTTTTGAATCTTATAATGATAATAAGCATATTGTTGCTTATGGTTGTGCAGGTACTGGTAAGACCTTTATTACCCTCTACAACGCACTTTGTGATGTTTTGAGTGAAAGTACACCTTATGAGCGTATTTACCTTGTACGTTCTCTCGTAGCAACTAGAGAGATTGGTTTTTTGCCTGGTTCACATGAAGACAAGGCAGACATTTACCAAATTCCATATAAGAATATGGTGAAGTATATGTTTCAAATGCCAAGTGATGCAGACTTTGAAATGCTCTATGGCAATCTTAAGTCTCAAGAAACTATAAAATTCTGGTCTACTTCATTCTTGCGTGGAACTACTCTTGATAATGCTATTATCATTGTAGATGAGTTTCAAAATCTAAACTTCCATGAACTTGATAGTATTATCACTCGTGTTGGTGAAAATACTAAAATTTGTTTCTGTGGTGATGCTCGTCAGTCTGACTTAACTAAGACCAATGAGAAAAATGGTATTGTTGATTTTATGTCAGTCTTGCGTAAAATGACATCTTTTGATATAATTGAATTTGGTGTAGATGATATTGTTCGATCTGGACTTGTCAAAGAATACATTATTGCTAAACAAGAAGCAGGTTTTTGATGTTTAATCATGTTGAATTGGATATCCCCAAACTAGAAAGGGAAACTATCGATGGTGTCAGGTACTATAAAGTGCCTGATGCTGATGAATTTATTAAACTTGTATCTATTACTTCGGTAACCAGTCACAGAAATAGGCAGTTTTTTGCTGACTGGAGAAAAAAAGTAGGTGAAGAAAAAGCAAATCGTATCACGAAAAGAGCAACTAGTCGTGGTACGGATATGCATACCTTAACTGAGTATTATCTAAAGAATGAAGAACTTCCCGAAGTTCAACCTATCTCCAATTTCCTGTTCAAGATTTCTAAAGAAAAACTAAATCTTATAAATAATATTTACGCACTTGAAGGTTCTCTGTATAGTAAACAATTAGGTGTAGCAGGAACTGTTGATTGTATTGCCGAATACGACGGTGAGTTAGCAATAATCGACTTTAAGACTTCAGCAAAACCAAAACCACGAGAGTGGATCGAGCACTATTTTGTACAATGTATGGCATACGGTTGTATGTTGTATGAATTGACTGGTATTTCAGTCAAAAAACTTGTAATCATCATGGCATGTGAAAATGGAGAATGCGTCGTCTATGAAGAAAGAGACAAATCAAAGTACATCAAACTACTCACCGAGTACATTGGAGAGTTTGTTAGAGATAGATTGGAATTCTATGGAACCAAATAAAGAGCTAGAACAAGCAATAGAGAAAAAATTTCTCACACCTTCTAAGTTTGCCTTAGAGATTGAGAATATTGTAGCATCAGAAAATATGAATTATATTGATGCAATCGTATACTATTGCGAAGTGAACGAACTTGAGGTAGACTCTATAACGAAACTAATTTCAAAACCTCTTAAAGAAAGGTTGAAGTGGGACGCAACTCGTCTCAACTTTATGAAGAAAACTTCTCGTGCTAGATTGCCTTTATGACCGTGACACCCTTTGAAACTTATCAACATTATTTGTCACTAAAAAATCATTTCACAAATCCCAAATACGACTTCTTCAAATACGGAGCAAAAACCCGTGCTAGTGTGACCTCATTTAATAAGAGGAAAGACAAGTATTGGTTTGAGAAAACTTCTCGTAAGTACTCCGATGAAGAAGTCGTAAATTTTTTAGTATCTAATTTTGCTGCTGCTGACAACCCACAAAACTTATGGATTGGAGAAATTATCAATTCTGGAGAAAGAGTGTACGCCGATTGGATGAAACGTCAACAGAGTTCGACGTACTTATTCAAAGAGCAAAGCAACGAATTGCTATTGAACAACAAATTAGAGAATCTTTTCGACTGTTCCAAAGGACACCCAAAAATTCTAAAAGCATTTCTGAGCGGGAAATTGTCTCTAGAAAACTTCGTAATTTACGAAAAGATTTTCCATTTTTCAAATAACTTTGATAAAAAACTTACTGACCCAGTGTGGGAAACCGTCAGTTTAAAATTAAAGAAGTATACACCCTTCATAAATATTAATATGTTCTCATATAAAAAAATTTTACGGACAATTGTAAATGAGTAAGTTTTTTGAATCTGAATTAATTCAAGAAGAATTAAAAAATATTAATAAACTCCAAGAGGAGATATATGAAAGCGTACTCTCTTTTAGTATCATGGACCGTGAAACAAAATTAGAGCATATTGATAAATTACAGATCTTGCTTGAAAAGCAAAAAGTAATGTATACTAGACTCTCTCTTTCTGATGACCCACAAGCGGTCGAGATGAAAGAGAACCTTCGCAAATCGGTGGCACTGATGGGTTTTCCACCAGAAACCGATGTGCAAAATTTATTCAATAGTATGAGTGCTACTATCGAATCTCTCAAAGCATATGTTGACGAGTGATCTAGTTTTTGTTATACTATCCGAGTAAATCTTCCGAATCTAATTAATCCGAGGTAATCTAAATGTCTTTCGCAGACCTTAAAAAGCAATCTAAGCTTGGCTCGCTGACCCAGAAACTGGTCAAAGAAGTCGAAAAAATGAATAGCAACGGCAGCACTTCTGGTGATGACCGTCTCTGGAAACTTGAATGTGATAAGAGTGGCAATGGTTATGCCGTCATTCGTTTCCTTCCTGCACCGAATGGTGAAGACCTTCCTTTCGTGAAACTCTACAGTCACGCATTCCAAGGTCCTGGTGGTTGGTATATTGAAAACTCTCTGACTACTTTGGGTCAGAAAGATCCTGTGTCTGAATACAATACCCTGCTGTGGAACAATGGCACTGATGCAGGTAAAGAGCAGGCACGTAAGCAGAAGCGCAAACTGACTTACATGGCAAACATCTATGTTGTCAAAGATCCTGCTAACCCTGAGAATGAGGGTAAAGTCTTTCTCTTCAAGTTTGGTAAGAAAATCTTCGACAAACTCACTGCTGCCATGCAACCTGAGTTTGAGGATGAAGAAGCAATCGATCCGTTTGATTTCTGGCAAGGTGCCAACTTCAAACTGAAGGCAAAGAATGTTGCAGGTTATCGCAACTATGATTCTTCTGAGTTTGCTCGTCCCGATTCACTGTTGGAAGACGATGATGCCATGGAGGCAGTCTGGAAGAAAGAATACTCTCTTGCAGAACTGGTTGCACCCGATCAATTCAAAGATTATGATGCTCTGAAGAAGCGTCTTGATTATGTTCTTGGTATCAAGGGCACTCCTAAGTTTCAAGATCAAGAAACTGTTGAGGAAGAAGAAGACTTCCGTCGTCAAAACCGTGGTGAGAGCAACCCTATGCCTCAATCTATGAAAGAGGAACTGAATTCTCTGAGTGGTGGTGGTTTCAATGATCCAGATATTACCTTGAGTAATTCTTCTAGTGATGAAGATGATGATGCACTCTCTTATTTTGCAAAACTTGCTGAGGACTGATAATGGGTATTGATCTTCAGGAAATCATTGACATGGGCAATGAAAAAAGTGCTCAAATTCAAGAAGGAGTTCCTCCTCACTTGGTTGGGGTAAAAATGCCAGACATGTTGCCCATTTTTCCTAAATTGATAACTGGTTATACTTTTGATAGTGCAGATCATTATGAACTAAAAACTTTCGTTAAAGATTACATCGAAAAAAATAAAAATGACGGTGTATCTCATGATAACGGACATAACTTAACCACCTGGTTTAATTCATCTCAGCAAAATTTTTTGAATTTGGAAGAACCCATTGTTCAAAAGTTTAAAAAATTTATAAGTGAATCATATGAAACTCTCAATAAAGTTATGCATTGGGATCTAAAACCAGATCATTTTATTTCTGAATGTTGGATCAATAAAACTGGTTTTGATGGTTATCAGTTGAGGCATTCTCATTCAAACTGTTGGATTTCTGGAACTTACTATTTGGATTTTCCAGATGGTTCTTCTCCAATTAGATTTTCACAAGCCAATAAATTTGAATCAGAAACTCCTTATTTTTATGTTCCCCCAGTAGAACATAATCCATTTAATTCACATTTTCATGATCTTATGCCTAAAGAAGGTTCTTTACTGTTGTGGGCTAGTAATATAGTTCATGAAACTCTTCCTAATCAATCAGATTCCAGGATCAGTATTTCTATGAATATCGTTCCTTCAGAGATTGATAATGGTTCATATAGTGTAAAACTATCAAAGTGAAGTCTGATTACACAATAGAACGTGTAACCAAATCCGAAGCCGCAGAGTTACTTCTGCGGTTTCATTATTTGAAGGATGTGTCAAAAACCTTTAAGTCTGGTTATAATTATGGTCTATACAAAAATAATGATTTCTGCCCACTAAACATTGGTGGTATTCAGGGAGTCTGTATCTTTACAGGTTTGCCCGTTCCAGAAATTGCAAAAGGTGCCTTTGGATTAGAACGTCATGAGCAAGATGGACTATTTGAACTTTCACGACTCTGCATCCACCCGTCTACACAGCAGAGCGAGTATAATATCACTTCTTGGTTCGTATCAAAAGCGATTAGACGACTTAGAAAAGAGACCAACGTTAGGGGGATTATCTCATACGCTGATAGTGACCATCATTCTGGTACAATTTATCGTGCTTGCAACTTTCGGTATTGCGGTCTATCAGAACCAAAGAAAGATTTCTACTTTGCAGACGGAACTAA